GCGTGATCCTGAATGTCGCGCTCCTTGTGGAAATGGTCGGCGTAAATAGCCGCGCTTATTCTGGCGTTGTAGAGTGCGGCTGTTCCGGTGGTAAGCGTTTGCGCCAGATATGTCGAATCGGAATCTCCTACATAATAGGGCTTTCGACCGATTCTTGAAGAAAACGACGCGAAACTGGAGGATGAATTGCCTGTGACTGATGCAAGTGCGGCAACCAGTTCCGCTTTCGTTCCTGCAAGATGACCACTGTTGATTACATCGTCCTCGTAGGCGATCGCCTTGGTGATGACCTGATCCCCGTACCGTCCACGAATCGCAAGACCGGCGATCCCGTCAATCTCATCCTGATTCTGCGCGGCAAAGATCAACCCTGAATAGGCTTGAAGTGATCCAAGAGTGCCTTCTGGCAAGGTATAACTACCAGCGGTGCTTATTTCGTAAATATAAAATCCGGTAGCTTGCGGTTCGTCCGTTGGATGAGCGCCAAATTGAACCTGTAATTGCGTTAGGTCGGTCCCCGGAAGAATAGGTACGGAGAATCTTGCGATATTTGTTCTACCAAGCGTAGTTCCAACTACAGGAGTAATGGTGCCGTCCAAAGGATGTCCGGGATATGTCCATATGTATGTCCAATTAGAGCCACCATCAAGCGAATAAGATATAAAGCGTCCAGAGCCATCATAATTTCCATTTAATTGTCCGACCCCGGCAACCGATATAATAATTGAAAGAGAGGTATACGCTTCTACCGCTGCCGTGAATCCGCTATAAGTAGCCCAGGCGGATTGATCGGTCGGTCCTGACCAAAATTCCGCATAGGTTAAAGAAGATCCGTCATAGGAAAGTTGCGGATTCGTTAGTGCTCCGGTTCCGGTAAGGGCGGATGCAGATGGTAGTCTTGGCTCGACTCCTGCGCCAGATGATATCTGCCTTGCCCGTTCCGCGTACAGCGCTACATATTCCTCAGCCCAATCCGGAACGGTTATTACGGTGTTGGTACCCATTTATTAAAATCCCCCGTAACCGCTTTTAATGGGCATACCTGCTCCTGCAATCAGTTCGGGATTTGATCTATCAAAACCCATGTTATCGGCAGAATAAGCTCTTGCTCCCGCTTCCGCTCCTGCTTTTCCCACCCCTGCGTTCGTATACGGAGACATGGACGTTCCCGAGAACATCGAGTAGAGCGAAAGTCCAGCGATTGCCACTCCCGCGATCTGTGCGATCGTTGACGGTCTGTAATACTTTGTAGACGTTTGCCGATAGGTTGAAAGTATCGTCCTTACTGCGTTCCCAAGAATATCCAGATTCCGTATTGGGAACGTCATCTCGTCGTTCCACTTCTCCCAATCGTTCTCGTAGCCCTTCTGGACGAATTCCCTTGCGTACACTCCAGCCTGTCGCAGCATATCCATGTCGCGGATACATTGAAGTCCGTATGGAGTCGCATGAGCCATCGCCTGTTGCTGCAAGGATCGCTCATGCCGGTAATCGTCGTAGTACATCTTGGCGATATCGTTTATCTTCGCCATCATCCTTTCTGCTGCTTTCGCTTCCGCTACGTTGTGCTCGCTACCACCCCAAGCCAAGACATAATTCGCCCGGATTTGTGGCAATACGTCCTCATCGAATTCTTGCAGAAGGGCTTCTATCTGTGCCGCGTACAGCGCCCCTATTTTGCTGTTTGACGCAATCTTCAGGCCGTCATATAAGTTCCGAAGGAGTGCCTTTCCGTCAAGTTCGATGGTAGATCCATACCGCCCCCGAGTCGCCAAGGCCGCTATGCCGTCTGTTTCATTTGCATCTTGCGCCGCATATGTAAGTCCTGAGTAGGGAGTATAATTCGACATTGATAGAGCGGCTGCGGAAGCAAGGTACTCCACCGTCCAGTCCTGGAATCCTGGAATGTAGGTGGGGATGAGGTTCGTGTAACTTACTGAATCCCCGCTACCGCCGCCTCCGCCACCCTCACAAGCGAACCGATCCTCGATCCGATCTTGTATTGACGAAGACTCATCGAGGAACACGAACAACATGCGATGTGTCCTGCAAAGGAACATGGCCTACTCCTTGAGCCTCTTTCTGTAGTTGCAAGTCGTTTCCACGAACCCGAGTTTCGACAACGCTCCTGAAACATCATGCCTTGTGGCCGCGGAAAGATACGGAGCGCCCATCTTTCGGGCTTCCGCTTCGAGATATGAAAGTCCGTACTTGATGAGGTTCGTTTCCCTGTACTCCGGCATGATATAGATACCGAAGATATGAAATCCGGAATGACGCAGCGGTTCGATGACGGTAAAGCCTACGAAGTGCTCCTGCGGATTCTGAAGATACGATACGAACTGCTCCTGATATTTATCCTTCGGCACGACTCCTGTTCGGTCCAAGTACGCCATGTGGAGTTGCTTCCCACCAAACAGGATGTCGTTCATTATCTGCCCCGCGGTGAATTCCTCCATAGAGATTCTTTCCAACTCCCTCAATCCCGGCATGATGACGGGAGATATCACGTTCAAGATGTACTGATTCTGGCAGGGGATCAACCCCATGATGAGTTGAATTTTAACCTGCTCCGGCTGCAACCGGAACGTCCCGTTTTCCTCAACGACCGTCCTTGAACCTACAGTCTCCCTGATTCCCTGTAGACTCACCTTGTCCCTCCCTCCTCGTATTTTATGGTGTACCCGCTTAAAGCCCAAGGACTCGTCACAAGATCCGAATAGAACCGCACCCGGACGTATTTCCCTTCCTTCCTGAATCCGTTGAAATCGCACTTCTCCGATACGCCTATGGTGAACGGCACCGGATCCGACCACCGTATATCGTCCGACAGGCGGTTCCGCAATCCGACCTGGATCATCAGTTCGCTCACCGTATCCTGTACCGCCAGTTCCGGGATCACATCCGAGACACGCTTCATCTGATCTGGAACGCCGAAGGTTAGGTCTCCGGACTCAATCGTTCCGTTGATCGCCAGTCCCGCAGCCGTATTGAATCCGCTGTCGAGCCGAAGTATCTGCCCCGAGGCATCTCCTACAACATCGTAGGGGATTGCCGTATAGAGGGCTTCCGCGTGGCAGGAGAAGTCAACGTCATGGATCGAAAAGGACTTCGTTTCCGTGTTGTAGATGAACGCCCTGTTGGGAGTCGTGTTGCCGGTAGTCGCCACGCAGAACCACACTTCATCGGTAAGATACGGAGCGAAGACGAACGCCGTATGAAGGTAACTGGCGGCCAGATTGTCGAATAACTCCGTGCGAATTGGCAATCCGAAGGCCGTGGGATCCCCACCTCCCGTCCAGTACAGGTCGTTCTTCCCGATGAAGTAGATCGTTTCCTCTTTCTTGCAAAGCGCCTTCGAGGACAGGATCTCCGTGATCGGATTGACGCATACGAAATTCCGTATGGCTGCTGCGAAGTCGGCTTTCCACAATCCGCGTTCCGTGAAGAAGAATACCTCATGCCCTCGCGTGATCTGTGCTTTTATGTTCGCATGGGCTTCTACTCCGCCTTGATACGACATGATATCGTGCCTACCGGCTTTGTTCGTCGTGTCGATCGTCCAGTTTTCGGGATTGCCCGTCTCTGTCCATCTAACCCGTCCCGGATAGGTGTACCCTCCCTCCAACAGATTCGACACCACCAACCGGTTCATACAACTCGATATCCGCTTCGCCCAAGTAGGCGCACCCGTAAGAGCCGTAAGGACTCCCGCGTAGGAAGCCCATTTCCATACCACGTCTTTTCCGTTTGACAGGACAGGAAGGCCCGCCACAAGATCGAACTGCCATATATCCGTTACCGCTCCCGTAGGAGCCGGAGAAGGGGTTATATCGACGTAGGACGCGAAGGTGGAATTGTAGGCAAACACCTTGGCATCGCAGCAAACGATCGTCCGGACAGCGCCATCCGTTCCTATGAACGTGAACATAGCCCTAACTACAGGGGCATTAGGTAATGACGTAATCAGGGATTTCCCGAGCGTCTTGGAGACGAATCCCGGCGTGATGCGGACGTTGTTCCCCGTGCTCCACGCGACCTTCGTGGAGGGGAATTCCGTGGCGATGCCTTTTTCAACATCGTCGAAGGTAAAGTATTTAACTGGCATTCTTTTTATCCTTCGGATGACCTAACTCAGCAATCATCTTGTCCCGTCTTTTTTTCGCATGTTCTTTACGTTCTGCCATCGTCATCTTCTTCGTGCCGTCAGGAATTATCCTGAAGGCGCGAGGATCCATGCCCTTGTATGGCTTGTCGTCTGGTTTCGGACTCATCGCTAAAACTCCTGCACGTTCATTCTTACGAATTTCTCGTAGACGTAGCCCATGTTCGTCGTTCCCCTCACGCCGAACCGATAGGTGTAGCCCGAAGTGCCGCCATACACCGGCACTCCGATTTTTGGAGATATGACGGACGGCGTGTTGAATACGCTCGCTGCCGAACCATCCGATTCCTTGATCGCCGATACCGCGGCAGAAGCGATCACATCTCCCGATTCAAGCCGTCGGGTGTAATCCACATCGAACAGGAAGGAATCCCCCGGCTGCTTCGTGAAGGAATCATCAATGACGGATTTAACGAATACAACGATATCCCGCTG